TGGATTCTCTACTCCTTTACTTCTCTCATGTGTATATACTGCATCTAGCCAGTCGTCATAACTTCCACCGCTTATTGCAATTCTATTTAACATATTATATACTTTATTCGCTAAGTTTAGTGCATCTATCGTAAATTCATTTCCGGCTGTACTTACTGCTGTTACTTCATTTACTCCGTTAGTTCCGTCTATCCATTCTGTACTTATCCAGTTATTAAATAAATCACTTTGATATGTTTTTATTCCTAATCCTTCCTGGTTCGCTAATTTATATGCATCTTTCCATTTTGCTCCTGATTTTCCTAATCCTAATCCGTAAGGTGCCGCAGTATTCTCATCTATTACAAATGCTGTTGTACTTCTTACATCTTCTAGAATATCCATTCTCATTCCATCAATATTGTCTAGGTCAAATTCTGTTAATTGTGGTGGTCCTACTCCTATTGTTCCATCTTCATTCGCCATAAATGTCTCTCCTGTTGCATCCCATGTGAAGTTTCCTTCAGGTCCGAAATATCCTGTACAAGTTACTTCATATTCTTGATCTATTCCACTTACATTTTCCGGTACTACGATTGTATCCCATAATTGATCTAATGTAAAGTTTGTTCCTCCTATTGATACTTTATATCCTCCTGGTTTTGGTGTTCCGTATGCTTCTGCGGTATTATCGTTCCATTTTAATGTAATTTTATAACTTACTTGTGTTTGTGGATCACTTCCTGGATTCGTGTTTACTGTTTCACTTGATGCAAATACATCTTCTGTTACTACTGATCCATTTCCTATTACTGTTACTTCTGCACTTGTTACAGTAAATTCATTGTCTAAGTTTTCTGCATGTATTACAAATCCTCTTTCTTCTTGCTTATTCGCATAATAGTTTTTATATATATCCCAATAACCTAAATATGATATTCCATTAAAGTATCTTACTAAATCCTCATCTGATCCTGTACTACTTCTTCCAACTCCTCTAATATTTAAGTAACTATATATACTACTTGGGTTTATTTGAAAGTTGTCGTCTAAATCATTAGGGTCGTAATACGATGTCATTTTTACTTGTGGTAACAATACTTCACTCATATCCATTCCAATATTTAACATATTCATATGTAATTTTCCATTATATAATCTTATTGGACATTCAAATACGTCTAATTGTACTTTATAACTTCCAAATAATGGTCCATTTGTTGGTAATGTTTTTACATCACATTCTAGATCTATGTCAAATGTATCTCCTGGTAATGCTAATTCGCTCATAAATGGTACTAGTGTTCCACTTGCCATACTACTTCTCCATATATAGCTCAGGTCGTGCGTACTTCTTGAATAGTTTTTCAGGCTTATTTCCTGTTTATTTCCGGAGCCTATTCTATCTCCTCCTAATTGTGTTTTCATACTTTTTTAAGTTTGGTTTTTTCTTTTTTAATTGGTTTTACTTCTTTTAACTTGTCTTTCATTTCGTCTAATATCATTATTACTTGTATAACTCTATTCCACGTAATTTTTTCTAATTCTTTTTTTAATCTTCTCTTGTCTGTTGTTGGTTCCGTTAGTCTATACTGACCCATCGTCCCAAATGAATACCCATTTTGCGTTATCACTTCAAATGGGCTATCCTTTATGCTATCCCTCTTGATTAATTCCTCCGTCCCAGAAGAGTTTTCTCTGCGGGGTTCTTTTACACTCAGTTGTGATTCTTCTTGTTTTGATTCCGTTGTTGTTTTCATAGTTTTTTACTTGTTTTAGTTTTATATATTCGCCATTTTCTAGCTGTCGCTTCAGGATGACTTCGCCTGTTTCTCTATCTACATACACACTCTCTGTTCTCCAGATTTCTTTTGGTGTATTATAGCCTAATAATTCTCGTTCTCTTTTTCTTGATTCTCGGTACTGTTTGTACTGATTTAGGTTGTAGCTCATTAGTTATTAACATTTTACGTGTTAATTTCGCTACTCTGACTATTTTGTCTTATAATTTATATTACGTTTAGTCCAGCTACTTTTTAACACTGTTTTAACAATATTACTAAATTTTTTTCATTCAATTGTTAATTATTTCCACTTTTTTTTAATTGACCTCATACGATCTCTCTTTTTTTCTTTTAACCATTTATCCACTAATACTATTTTTTCCCACTCTACTTTCATTAGTTCTTATGTAAATGATCTATTGATAATATTGCTCCTTCATAACTTTTAAATGTAAATGACCACCATAGATTATCACTATTATGTATACGTTTTCCTATTTCTTTCATATGTTTTTTCCACTCTTTATTTGTCATAAACAACTCTTTTTAGCTTAATTTATTAGCTAGGCTTACTCTAGATCGCCACTCATCAGCTTGGCTTTTTCCATATAATTTCTCCACCCTTTCAATCTTCTTTAAATTTCTTCTTTCATTTTCATATCTTTTCAGATTCCAGTTTACTTCATCATCTCCATATCCTAACCTCTTATTTAATTGTCTTTTTATCTTTAATAGTTTGTAGTATTCTTCTGATCCATTACTAATATCTACTTTTACTCCACATACCCATCTTTCTAACTTGTCTAATTTCTCTAGCCATAATTTTTCCTTTTCATCATCTGTATATATCTTATTTCTATAGTATATCGGTAATGCTAATTCTGTTCCTTGTCTAGTTTTATAAGTTTCTATTGTTTTACCATTCTCGTTGTATTCATTCCTTTTGATATCTGCTCGGTGTATATAATCTCTCCCGATTCCTTTACTAGTGAATATTCTACTATTATATTCTTTATGCGCTTTGTCGACTTTGTTAACATATTTAACTATATAGTTTATCGTCTTCCCATTCACATAATCTCCAACCCATACGTTCCCATAGTGCCACCTCTCTTGGATTACCTCCGTCGGCTCGTCTGTCCATAATAAACCATGCATATGCACTCGTTCTGTATTCTGACTTCCTAATTCTGTTACTAGCCAATGTCTTACTGTTTTTTTATATTTTTTCCTCCATCTTTCAGTAAATCTCCTAACCGCTTTTCTACATACCTCATTATCTCTATCATACCCTTTTAATTTTTTTATTGAGTTTTCTAGTTTTATTAACTCGCGTTCATTAAACGTCAAAGTTACAAACTTGGCGTTCTTATTTACGCGAATATCTTCTTGCAGTCGTACTTGCCATTCTCGAGCTTTTTGCTTTTTACATTCTATACACTTTCCACACCCTACAGGTACCATTAATACCCTTCTGTCTTTCACTTCTGGTATTATTCCCCCATTTTTCTTGTTTGCTGTGTATTTCCTATTCCTTATCAGTCTCGGATATAAGCACATTACTTTTTATCTTCTTCGTCTTCTTCTGTGTCTTCTGTGTCTTGCCATTTTATTTATTGTTTAAAATTATCTTTCCCTAAGTTTATTATGTTTGCCCCTGGGTTTCCTTTTAATCCTCCAATTCCTTGCATTATATTCTTCGCTACACTAGATCCATAGAATAATCCTAATAATGTTCTTACTGCATATTTATCCTCATCATTGTTTACTGGGTCTAATCCTACCTGTGTCATTAAGTCTACTATTGCACTTCCTGTAACTTTTTTGTCTTTTTTCAATTCATCTAATCCTTTTTTTACTTTATTCCATTCATCGATCGTTTTTAGATTCGTTGTCTCTTGAATTGTTTTCAATTTTTGCTCTACTTTTAATTTTTCCTCTGCACTTAAATTCTTTTCTCTAGCTACGCTTTCTGCTATATCTTGCTGTATTGCATTTATTCTTTCTTTGCTTTCCGGAGTTTGTCCTCTTTTATCTGCTGCGTTTGCTCGTGCCTCTTCTGCTTTTGCTTCTAATAGGTCTCTGTTTGCATCCATCATCATTATCTGACTCATATCCATTGGGCTAAATCCTGCCGCTGAACCTCCAGCCGCACTGCCACCTCCTTGACTTCCTGTACTTCCTCCGCTTCCAGCTCCTCCGCCATACATTAACCCTGGGCTTAATCCCGCTTTTTTCATCATTTCTAATTGTGCTGGATAACTTGTTTTTTTCCACATTTCATGTTGTAAGTCATGTCCCTGTTGATTTAATAATCTTTGATTATGGTATTGTATTCCCATTAATTCTTTTTGCCTTCTATGTTGATTATCTGCACCTATAAATCCGCTTAACATACTTAGTCCTGCTGTTCCTAATCCATCAAATTGACTACTCATAATATTTTATTTTTTATTTGTTAATTTCTTAATTTCTTAATTTTTCGCGCTTTTCACAAGCGTTACACCTTTCCTTGATATATAAGAACAGATGCGTACCATACCTGTTAAATAAAGGGGGTAAACTAATAAACCCCCCTTACTTTAATCAGCTTTGCTAGTGCCTTCTGTTGGCTTAGCTCCGCTAATCTCATCCGTCTTTTTGACTTCCGCTACTTTTCCTTTTTCAGGCTTCGACTCTTGATCTTCTTTATTGGACTTACTCACTTTCCCTTTAGCGTCTCTCTTGGCTTGGATGCTTCCACTCACTTTGTCCATTGCTTCACTTGCAACTTCCCATCTATCCGTCCTTATATTATAAGCACTTATTACTCCGTCTTTCCTTTCTGTAAATATACTTGGTGCTCCGTCTGTAATTGGCTCTTTATTACTAGTTATTCTTTCAATTTTTAATTCTATCGGTTCTCCTTCTAATACTTCTACACTTTTTAATTGACTTTTTATTCTTGGTCTTAGTTTATATCCCATTTTAATTAGTTTTATTGAAAACCCTCCCCTAGAGAAGGGCTCTCTTGGTTATTATTATAAATTCGGTATTACTTTCGCTGACATTTTACGTCTTGCTGTAATCCTATTACTTATTTGTACCCAGAAATTCTGACTATCTAATTGACTATATGCAAATATTTCATTGTATTTACTTGGATCTACATATGTTGTTAGATCTCCAATTCCTGTTGTCTCTTGCTCATATTTTCTGTTTAATGTCATAAACATCTCACTATTTGCAACTGCAAAATTTCCTCTACATTGATTCACATTCGTCATATAATTTATCCATGCTGGCTGTTTTCCTGCTGATCCATATGTAATTGCCTCAGTTGTTGGATTAACTTCCGTATCAAACCATGCCATTGCATCCGTAACTAAATCTTGGAATCCTATTTCGTCTAATGCAGGTTTATGTAAATCATCCATGCTTTTTAGTGTAGTATCCCATTTATTCCCTTGACTATAATCTATTCTTGGTGTTAAGCTTACTATTCCCATTATATAACTTGGTTCACTTACTTTAATTTTAATTCTTCCGCCTTTATGCTTTCTAGTTAGTCTTCCTCGTCCTCCTAATTCTCCTAATGGTTGAAAAGTTGTATCACTTCCTGATCCTACGTCTGTTGCTGCATTACTTACTACTTCCTCAAATGATAATTCTTTTATTAAACTTCCATGATATACTGGATTCTCTACTCCTTTACTTCTCTCATGTGTATATACTGCATCTAGCCAGTCGTCATAACTTCCACCGCTTATTGCAATTCTATTTAACATATTATATACTTTATTCGCCCA